GTGCAATCGAGGAAAAAGTCTCGACGGGGACTTAACAATTTTAAGATTGAAGTCACTGGATACTAGTTACCATACCAGTGCGAAAAATAAGCATCTGAAGTCTTTATGGTAGACACGATGCAAAACTGAAATGGACGTTTTATTCCATTCTTTTTTGCCACGCCATAAAAGCGTCAGATGAGAAGCAATAAAGCCTCCATTTCAGGACCAAAAATTCTGATTTGGAGGCTTTTTAAATGAAAATCAAGATAAAAGACAATGATGACAAGGTCATCGATGAAGTAGAAGTTGACGATGAGTTCGGTGAATGGTATGTCGAACAAGAAAGAAAAGAAGAAAACGAAGCAAGGAAGTATCGCTATTGGGTTACTACCTCTTTAGATGGTGCAAAGTATGAAGGAGACTGGCACGCTGATCCAGCACCAACACCATCAGAAGCATGCATCATAGCTGAAGAGGAAAGAAGAGTAAATGAGTTCAAGAAACTACTAACAGCTACACAACTTAGAAGGCTTGAACTTATGCTTGAAGATAAAAGCTTACGTGAAATAGCTCGAATTGAAAACACTAATCTTTCTGCGATTCAAAAGACTCGTGACCAAATAAGAAAAAAATATGAAGAATTCTTCGGTGGTCAGGGTGGTCAAAATGACTGATTTTTCTCCATATAGCGAAGGAGGAACTGCTCATGAATGACATCGAAAAGAAAAGAATAATTGAAATGAAGGAATCAGGTAGTGGCTATGGAGCCATTGCTAAAGAACTCGGTATTTCTAAAAGCACTATTAGTTCGTTCCTTAAATCGCTAGAAGACACCTCAGTATGTAAATGCTGCGGTAGGAAATTCGTTCAACCTGCAGGAGTCAGATTGAAGCTTTTTTGCAGTGATAGCTGCAGGTTCAAATACAGAAGGTTGCAAAACAAAGGAAAGCCACTAAAGACTAACTTTGAGGTTGAGTGTTTATGCTGCCATAAAAAGTTCTATTCATACAGGAGCCTTAAAAGGAAATTCTGTTCTAGAGAATGCTACGACAACTTTAGAAAAGGGGGTGGCGATAATGAATCAAAATGAGATCAATTATCTTAATGCCATCACACAGGCTAAGCAGATGCTTTTTAAAGGAATTATAAGCTGGGAAGAGTATCTAAAAATAGAAGATAGGATGGCTAAAAAATATAATCTTGGAAAGACCAGTTTATATCGCACAAATGACTTGATAAATTCCTCTTTTAGAGCGATTACTATGATACAAAAGGAGGAATAACTAAATGGCAGAAATCAAGATTATATCGAAAGAAAAACAAATGCCAAAGGTAGTCAGGGTTGCAGCCTATGCTAGAGTATCTAGTGACAAAGATGCAATGCTTCATTCCTTATCTAGTCAGGTCAGTTATTTTAGCAAGATGATCCAATCGCATGACTCCTGGAAATACGTAGGTGTTTATTCTGACGAAGGCATGACTGGAACCAAGAGCAACAGACAAGGTTTCATCAAAATGATTGAAGACGCCAAAGCAGGTAAGATTGACGTTATCGTTACTAAGTCCCTATCAAGATTTGCCAGAAACACAGTTGACTGCTTAAAGACCATTAGAGAAATGAAAGCCATCAATGTTGATATCTTCTTTGAAGAGCAAAACATCCATACGCTTTCTTCTAATGGTGAGTTTTTGATTTCCTTGCTTGCAGGATATGCTCAAGAGGAATCGAGACAATGCAGCGAGAACACCTTATGGAGAGTCAGAAAAAACTTCAAAGAAGGCAAACCTTATGGCGGTTCATCAATGATGGGTTACAAACTTGAAAAAGGTAAGTTCACTGTGGTTCCAGAAGAGGCAAAGATTGTTAAAAGAATATACGATTTATACCTTGCTGGAAATGGCTTCTGTAAGATTTCTCGAATCCTAACAAACGAAGGAATAAAAAGCTATACAGGTGGCTTTTGGAACAAAACTTCAATATCTGAAATCTTATCAAACGTAAATTACACTGGTACGCTTCATCTTCAAAAGACTTTTACTGATAACCACATCAATAAAAGAAACAAGAAAAACAAAGGTGAGAAGCCTTTATACATAGTTGAGAATAACCATGAACCAATTATCTCAAAAGAAGTATTTGATGAAGTTCAAAGGATTAGGAAGATAAAGGCGGAAGGTAAGAACCGACAAAGAAAAGGTCCAGCTTATCCATTTACTGGCCTTATTTTCTGCGGAGAGTGCGGTCATATATTCAAGCACAAAACAACTAAGTATTACGACAATTGGGTGTGCTCACAATATGATGACTTAGGCAAAGCCTACTGTGCTTCAAAGAAAATACGAGATGACGTCTTAAGGAAAGCTAGTGCTGAAGCATTAAACATGGATTCCTTTGACGAGATTATATTCAAAGAAAGAGTAAGCAGCATTGATGCATTCAACGGAAACAGGCTGGTTTTTCATTTTAAAGATGGAACTACAAAAGAAGTCATATGGCAAAGTCCATCTAGAAAAGATAGCTGGACCGATGATATGAAATTGAAAGCAAGAGAAAGGAGCATTGATTATGGCAAATGTTAGAATTATACCAAGCAAAATAAATCCTTTGACACAGCTTCCAAATAACTCACTTCAAAAAAGAAGAGTTGCAGCATACGCTCGTGTTTCAACAGAACAGGAAGAGCAAGCCAACTCATACGAGGCTCAAGTTGATTATTACAAGAACTTCATAGCCAGCAGACCTGAATGGAAGTTCGTGGACATTTACACCGACAAAGGTATATCAGGAACCAACCTAAAACATAGAGATGGTTTCAATAAGATGATTGCCGATGCAAGAGCAGGACTTATCGATTTGATTGTCACAAAATCAGTATCTCGTTTTGCCAGAAACACCTTAGACACCATCAGCCTTACCAGAGAATTGAAGGCAAAGGGAGTCGAGATCTTCTTTGAGGAACAAAACGTCTACACCTTTGATTCAAACGGAGAGCTAATGCTTACCATTCTTGCTAGTATGGCTCAAGAGGAATCCAGAAACATATCCGAGAACGTTAAGTGGGGTAAGAAAAAGAAAGCGGTCGATGGTTATTCACAAGTCGGCTACAGTAATTTTCTAGGATATGACAAACACGAAAACGCAAAGATAGGTCTTAAGGTAAATGAAGAACAAGCAGAAGTCGTTAGGTTCATTTATAGAGAGTTCCTAAAAGGAAAATCAGTAAATACGATATGCCACATGCTTGAGGAACGTGGAATTGAGACTCCAGGACATAAAGACCATTGGCGTACTACCACAGTTACTTCAATTCTTAAAAACGAGAAGTATAAAGGCGATTGCGAAATGCAGAAAACCTACGTTAAAAACTTCTTAGACCATGTTGCAGTAAAGAATAAAGGTGAGCTTGAAAAGATATATGTTGAGGACCACCATGAACCTATTGTTTCAAAAGACCACTGGTTGATGGTTCAGCTAGAGTTTGAAAGACGTGGAAGCTTAGCACAAGGCTTCAACAGCTGCAATGAGTTCTCATGCAAACTGGTATGCGGTGATTGTGGTTCTTACTATGGTGCAAAGGTTCTGCATTCAACAGATAAATATCGCTGCGTTAAATATCGCTGCAATAGGAAATATAACCATGACCATATTTGCCAAACTCCATTCGTTACTGAAGAGGAAGTAAAATCAAAGTTCATCCTTGCCTACAATGAGTTCATTGGAAACAGAAGCCAATTAGTCGAGGACTGCAAAGAGATGATTCAAATCCTGGATAACACATCAGAACTTGAGGATAAGCTTGCATCCTTAAATCAAAAGGCAGAGGACATCATTATTCTTGTTAAGAACCTGATAGAGCAAAACAGCACTGAAGCATTGGATCAAGATGAGTTTCAAAAGAAATATGATTCATACGATTTAGAGCATAAAAAAGTCATCAACGAAATAGAGCAAGTAGGGCTTGAGATAGAAAAGAAGAATGCTCAAGCAAAATACCTACAGGCATTCATTGATGATTTAGAAAACAGACCAAATATTCTAGAAGCCTATGATGAGGACATTTGGAGTTACCTTATCGATAAAGCAGTAGTCAACAGAGACGGCAGCATTACTTTCAATTTTAGAAATGGTAAGGAAATTAAAATAAATTAAGGTAAATTCCAAACTAGACTCGTATAATAATAGTGAGTGGTCATGAACGTTCCCTAGATAGCACTAAGTTATGGTGATGCTCGGCATTCAAGTACCTATGGGCCGTAATAGATAGCTGTACGCTCGCAGGTAGGCAACCTGTAGAATCAAGTCATCCTTCAAGGGTGGCTTTTCTTTTGTTTTATAGGGGTACGAAAGGGTACGAAAAATTAAAGAGGGGTACGAACTTTTTTGAAGGGGTACGAAATTGTATCAAATGTTATGTTTCTAGACATATTGAATTACAAGTTTTGATAAAATATATAGGTATGTTTACCATTAATATCAAGCCTTCTAATTTTTTCATATCGTCTGTCAATTCTTTGTTGTTTCGTAGAAATACGAATGGATG